TATACATATTAGCACGCTTGATGTAGTTCGACATTTCAATATTCAGTTTGTATTTCTGAATACACTTCACCGCACGCATTTCGGCATCACGCTCGAACAGCATCACACGACGGAATGCCTTGACGACAGCAGGATTTAGTTCCCCCTTGCCTGCGTGCAGATAATCTTGAACAAGACGAGCAGCACGATCCTCACGGTCGGCTAGAGAATCTGAACTATCGAGCCATTGGAGAAAATGGGCATACTCGTGTACAAGCGTTTCCAACCATTGGATTCCGCCTCTGCCCACTTTGATACACTTCGCTCCTGCATCGAAGAACCCTTCGGCTCTCCAACCTTCATTTGAATTGACTCGTCTACCTTTGCCGAGATGCAAAGTAAAGCCGTATTCGGCTAGATGATTGCGTACATGATTCACGAACTTTCGGGTATTCGCTTTCATATGACATAAGTATATAGCCTGTACAGGGATAAGTCAAGAACTATTTTGAATAGAGAATTTTTGAATTCGATTAGAGAATTTCAAATAAAACCCCGTTTGATTGGAGAATTTGAGGGGTGAATAGAGAATTTCCATTTCGACTGGAGAATTCTAGGAATAAATACTTTCGACTGGAGAATTTCAAACATGCCTAATTATGAATATTTGTGTCACGGATGTGGTCATACATTTGAGGAATTCTTTAAAATAGATGACCGCAAAAAACCAGAAAAGAAACCTTGTCCACAGTGTAAGAAAAAGAAAGTTAAGCAAGAATGTTTAACTGCACCCAACACTGCTATGGATACCAACATGAGAGTTGATAACAAAGCAACAGGTGGCTTCAGAGATGTAATGCATAAAGTTATTGGTGGTCCTTCAATGAAGGGAACCAAGGCTGCAAAGATGATGAAAGAGCGTTACGGTCTTTAAACCAATTTAACTGCTCTTAGAGTTGCATCACAATCAGGTGGATAGATCTTTGGTAAACCAGAGCGAGAAGTTCCTGCTGGTCTATTTTTTCTTTTCTTGTATCCGCCTTTGCTGAAGCCTCTTGATTTTGATTTTCTATTCTTTGCCATAATATTTGCCTTTATGAAGGTGCTTCTATTCTAAGTGCCAAAGATGTTATTCCTTTTCTTGCTTTTGATCTAACATCTATTTTAGTTTTATTTCCTATTTGTCTTATCAAATTGGAGTCTATTGGTTTTATTTCTCCACCAACTAATATAAATTTAGCAGCAGCCAATGAATTTTTCCCGAACATTCCTTGTCCTGTTAATGCTTCTTTGATTACAGCATTTTTGAACTGGTCTATTTCCATAACCGCTTCTAATCCTTCCATCAAAGTTTCCTTTGTATGCTTTTTCCAATATTGATAATCTTTTTGTTTTGGTATGTTGGATCCTCTACCAAGAATTTCTTTAACGATATTTGGTCTTTCCTTTTTAGCCTTTACAAGATTTTTTGGATCTAACATTTTTGTTGGAAGGTCACGAATTTCTTCTATTACTTGTATGATTCTTTTCTTTTCTTTTGGTGTTATATTCGTTGCTTCTTCTAATGCAGTTATCAAAATTTTTGCAGATGTTTTTCCTTCTGCTGAAGTTAATTGATAACCAGTTCCAGACATTTTTACACTACAAGTTATGTATTTTCCATTATCTTTAAATAACACATCTGTTTTAGGTTCTGGTATTCCGGGTGGTAATTGAATATCTGCTTCGTCAGCGTGTTTTATTGTGCTTAATGCTTTCTTACCATATGCTTTCTCTATAGCGTCAACATTTTGTTGTGCTTCTTTAGAAATTTGATTAGAATATGGTTGTAATTTATCGTGTCTTTTTTGTATTTGTGGGAATGTAAAACCTGCTCGTCTTAATCCCCAGTAGACGATTGCCCATTCTAACTCTACACCAGAACCTAAACTATCTTCCATTGCCATATAACATATTTATACATACGATATAGGAGAATAATATGCGTTTCATACCATCAAATTATAAAGATATTGTAGCAAGTAGTCCAAATCCACAACCAGAACCAATCATGGAACACATCCCACTAGAGGACATGGAAGGTGAGATGGTTATTTCCCAATGTAAGTCTATTGTACAAAAAGCAAATGAAATTTTAGAAATGATGAAGCCAGAAACCCAAATGGAAGCATGGGTACAATCAAAAATCACTCTAGCAGAGGACTATATCGGGTGTGTACTCGATTATTTAAAGAATAATCCGGGCAGTAAAGAATAATTAAAATATAAATATTACTATGCAGAATGGTTCTTTTAGTCTTTACGAAGACTTTATTAAGGTGTTTGAGAACTGGTCGATTTATTCTGCCATCGCTATTGCTTTTGGATTGGCAATGTTGAAATCTTGGAAAAAGTTTAAAAAAGAACACAATTCCAATAAATTCACACAGGTACATTCAGAAATTCATGAATTATTGACAGAGTTAAGACTTGTTACGGACTCTGCACGCACCCAGGTAATACAATTACATAATGGCGATTACTTTATGGATGGTGTTTCCATGCGTAAGTTTTCCGTAACACATGAATCATTAGAAAGAAGTGTGGATTCATGTGCAAATAAAATGCACGCTGTTCTATGTTCTCTTTTTATTCCACTAATACAATTAGTGTTAGAAAATAAAGCAAAAATTCATTTTACACAAGATTTGAAAGAAAGTTATTTCAAGCAATTCTTCGAGAGCAGAAATATCGAAGGATTCTCAGTTCTTCCTCTCATTGTAAGAAATCAAACAACAGGTTTCTTACTAGTACAATGGTGCAATTCAAAGAAAGTTGATGAAGTTGAACCAGTATTCATTGAACACCAAGTCGAAAAAATCCGAAACCTAATCCAAGTTCAACTTCATCAACAACCTAAATAATCTACTATGTCAGATATCGAAAATGACTTTGGCTTCATAGCCTGCACCGAAGAAGAGTTACAATTAGCTGCAAAACTGGAAACAAAAACTCCAGTCGTTGCACCAGCACCAACTGTAAATGTTGATTTAACTCCTGTAAATTCTGCATTATCTAGAATTGAACAAAAGATGGACAAAGTATTAGCAATGGAACTACATGAATTGTCCGCTGCTGTTTCCGAACAAGGAAGCAACTTTGAAAACATCCTAGGTGAAATTGAAGAGCGTGTTTCAGCAGAACGAGCAACTTCAAAAGAAAAATTATTAAAAGTTGAAAATCTCGTAATTCCACTTTTAAATAATTTAATGAAGAATCCAGAAAAAGAATTCATTAAGTGGCCAAATCGTGTAGAAAAGATTCAAGCTCAAATACAAAAGATTCTTGAAGTAACAAGATCAGTTTAAATATAATAAATACTTGACAAGTTCGTAGATTATGCTATAGTGATTTCATATTCGTGTGCTGTGTAGGCACATATTCAAGTTAGGAGAATTTATGCAAAACTTTACTAATTGTTGGACTCGCGTTAAGGCAGGCTCCCTCCGCACAGTCAATGGACTGAAGTGTGCAGGTCTTGGTCTAGTAGATGTTGTTCATGGTCTACTCAACCTTGTGTGGCTTGGTTCTGAGCCAGTCGTCGCAAAGGCTACAAAGCGTAGTCGTTCGAGCAAGAAGGCTGCTCGTCGTCATCGCTAATCGTCAATGTCGATAAGAAAAAACCCCGCTTCGGCGGGGTTTTTTTATTTAATCTCCGTAGTAAGGACCGGAAGGTTTGTACCACCCCTTATGTTTTGGGTGTGGTTCATTTATGTAATAACCTCTTGATGGTGGTTCTGACCAAGGATTATGTTCTTTGTGCTTCCAACCCATCTTCTTCAATTCTTCAACATCTTCCTTTTCATCATCTTTCTTTTCACCGGCAATCTCTTCGTATAATGCAGATACAATATCTGCTAATTCTCTGTTTTCTTCTTCTAATTTCTTTAATTCTTGTAGTTTTTGACTGTAATTCATGACTTTCTCCCCTTTTTGATATGTATAAATACAATGTATACAAGTTTATTCATAGAAAGGCTAAACGATGGAAAACGGTAAATCAATTGCAGCACAATCATTCAAGGGTGTAAAATCATCAGAAGACGATAAACTAGTCCCAATGCACGGCACTGGTAAGGAATTTGATGCTCTAGTAACTACCCTAAAGCAAGCAATAAAGGATGGTTTAATTGATAAAGAAAACCTCCACCGTCTTTCACATGGTCTTGGCATGAAACCAGATGAATTAGCAAGTAAGATAGGTCTTGCAAATAAAGATGAAGTTCATGCAGAAGATCAAGATGAATCACCAGAAGTTGCTCCACAAGCACCAGAAGTTTATGAACCAAAGCCTTTCAAAGACTTCAGAGCAGAAACACAAAATAAACTTCCAGTACAAGAGCAAACAATGTCTGCACAAGAAATTAATCAAATTAGAACAGACATGAGAAGAAGTGGTGCAAGTGCAAATGAAATAAACGCAAGAGTTAATGAATTAAGAAGACTTTCTAGAAGTTCAGGTGGAAGAACAAGTGTTGCAGCAGCAGGTAAAAGTGCTTCATCACAATTATCAAAAGCAATGCACGATCCACAAATCCAAAGAAGAATGAGAATGCTAAAACAAAAGGGAATGTAATTCCTTGACTTTTGCTAGTTTTCTGCTAATATAACCACATGAAGTTTAAATATCAAAAACTGTTAACTGAAGAAATAGTAGTCAAACCATATTCTGTTCAAGCAATTGCAAGAAAGAGGAATATGTTGATGAATTCTCTTCAATTGAATGACCAAGAATTTACAAATTGGGTTCGTGATCGTCTTTACCGTGTAGCAGAACAAAACCAAACACCAATTAAAGATCTAAAGGTAGATGTAATTGCTGGAGGATTTAAAGTTTGGGAAAATACACTACGCCAAGGTGATAAAGATTTTGATCAATACAGAGATGAATTTAATAAGTATGTTAGCAAATTCATGGGAGTTGCAACAAAGATTCTAAGAACAAGCGTAGATACCCCAGGAAAGTTGACTCCTTCTGCGGAAGATGTTCCACCAGTTTCGCCTAAAATGATGAAATTCCAAGCATCTGATAATGCTTAAATTGTGACGGAGACTTTTTATGACACGAGATGTTCTGCTTCTGAATGCGTCAGAGGAAGTAATATCAGTAATTGATTGGCAAAAGGCTATCAATTTACTGTTTAGTGGTAAAGCCACAAAACCTTACAACTATAGTCATACATATTCAATTAAAACTAACAGTGGAATTTTTGAACTTCCCGCTGCTATTATGTTAGTTAATTATGTAAGAATTCCATTCCGCAAGGTTGGTTTAACAAAAAAGAATATTATCAAAAGAGATGATGGCATTTGTCAATATTGTGCTTGTAAATTAAATTCAAAAAATAGCACAGTAGACCATGTTTTACCAAAAAGTAGGGGTGGTGGCAATAGTTGGACGAATCTAGTGGCTTCCTGTCACCCCTGTAACCTCCGTAAAGGGAATAGAACCCCTTCTGAAGCGAATATGAAGTTGCTGAGGCAGCCACAAGCACCAGGCAAGGATGTCGTCCATATCGTCCTCCTAGATCAGCATAAGAACAAACTTTGGGAGCGTTGGCTGGATTATAAATAACTTTATCTCGTACAATTAACAATTGAGGTAAAGAATGCGAACAAGCAACCCCCCTAGTTATGATAAAATAACTTCACTCTATACAACAAATGCTGCCACAATGGTAGATGGTTCCTCATTAACAAATTATGTTTTACCATCACATAGAGCATTATTATTAGTAAATACATCTGCAACTGCGACAATTACAGATAAAATAGCAATTACAAATATTAATGGTACATCTGGTGGCAACCTACAAGTTTCCCCAGGTATGACACTTCTACCAATTCAAATATGGAAAATGACAATAACTCAAACAGCTGGGTTATATGTCTATGCATTAACATGAGAACATCAAATTTTCCATCAAGCGTAGGAACTTCTCAAGTATTCAATGGTACATACATTGATGTCTATAAGCATGAAAACTTATTAGAAATACAATGGAGACTGAGATCTTACGGAGCAGCCAGTGCAGGTTCTGCAAATAGCACAGTTACAATTACCAATATGATTGATAACAGTACATGTGTATTAGTATTCCCAACAAACTTTTTAATGGGTGCTGGTTCTAATATAGTTAGAGATATACAAATTCCTCTAAACTATAAATCGATTTCTGTTGTAGATGCAACTCCACCAGGTCTCTAATATGAAACAAAAACTTTTACAACTTTTAAGAGAAGCAGCAGGTGGTAAAAATATCCATATGGAGCACCTTGAAGATGCTATCTTTGATCATGGTAGAAAAGGATTTAAGACTGCTTTAGACTATATTCATGGGCTTTCCAGTGGTATGACGGGTAAAGGTGGCAAAGACTTCTTTGTTACAACAAAGTATGATGGTGCTCCAGCCGTTGTATTTGGTAAGCATCCAGAAACAGGATTGTTCTTTGTTGCCACAAAAGGTGCTTTCAATAAAACACCAAAGGTAAATTATAGTCACGAAGATGTAGAATCAAACTACCCAGATAGTCCAGAACTACAAGCAAAACTAAAAGCAGCACTTGAACATCTTCCAAAATTAGGAGAGATGAAAGGTGTATATCAAGGTGATCTCATGTTCACACCAGAAGATCTTCAAATGAGAAAGATTGGTGGAAAGGAACATGTAGCATTTAGACCAAATACAATTACATATTCATCACCATTGGATTCTGATGAAGCAAAAAGAATTATGCGTTCCAAACTTGGTGTTGTAGTACACACAGGTTATGAAGGTGATTCTCTTGCAAATATGAAAGCAAGATTTGATCCTGATCTTTCACATTTCCAAGGTCATCCAGATGTGTATTTCAAGAATGCACGAATGAATGATGAGGAAGATGGAATCAATATGTCAGAAAAAGATCATTTCAGAACTCTACAACACCTCGCAGGTGCAATGCAACATTTGGATAAATCTGGTGAACTCATGGATCATATTTCAACAAATCCAGAGTATGCTGCACACCTAAAAACTTATACAAATTATAATGTAAGAAATGGTATTCCAAAAGGATCTGCAAAAGGATTCCATAATTATCTTCGCACAAGATTTGAAGCAGAGCGTGCAAAAATGAAATCTGAAAAGGGCAGAGCAAGACATGAAGAACAATCCAAACCAGTTCTTAGTCATGTCGCAGATAATACAGAAGCATATGATTCGTTATTCGATGCACATTCCGCTCTTGCAAAAGCAAAACTCCATCTAGTTGATAAATTTAGAAAATCAAAAGGATTGGGTACACATCTAGAAGATGCAGAAACAGGCGAATTGCGTCCAACACATCCAGAAGGATATGTTGCAGTTCGTAAAAAGGGTGGTGTCGGATATAAGATGGTAGATAGAGAAGACTTCTCAAGAGCAAACTTCACCCTACCAAAGAAATGGGAAAGTAAGAAAAAAGAACAACCAGAACAGGTATCAGAATCGTTTATACAAAAATTAAACAGAATAAATAGATCTGGAGGTATTTTATGACAACCCGTAGAGAAATAAGAAACGCAGAAAATAAGAAAAAAGGAAAAGGCTGCGGTTGTGGAAAAGGAAAAGGAAAATGAATAAAAGTATATTAATGACTCAATATAAAGAATTATATGGCGGATACTACATTAGAAATAGTGGTAGATGGTACTGGAAGGCAAATCAAGAAACACCAGAAGTTGGTCCAATTAGTGGATTCTGGTTAAGACAAAAAATAGATGAAGCAAAAAATAAACCAGTCAAGACCATAGAGTTTGTAAAAATTGAGGAACCTGTAAAAGTTGAAGAACCAAAGGTTGAAGAAGTAAAGATTGAAAAACCAAAGAAACCTGCTTCAAAGAAGCCAGCACAAAAGAAACCAACAACACAAACTCCAGTCGAAGAAACAGTTGAGAGTAAAGAGGAAACAACTGAATGAAGTCATTCAAGGAATACATTTCTGAAGCAAAGAATGGAAATGATTCCGTCGTATTTTCATTTGGTAGAAACCAACCACCAACAGCAGGACACGGACATATTATTCAGCATGTAATGGACACTGCAGCACAAAGTGGTGCTCATCATGTTGTTTATACTTCTGGTTCTGGTCCAACACATAAGGTCAAAGCAGTTCGTGAAAAGAACCCTCTTCACCCACATGAAAAAGTGGAAACTATGAGAGCATTCTTCCCCGGTGCAAATATTCAACACCATGAAAAGGTTGTAAGTCCTTTCCATGCAATTGAACATTTGAAGGAAAAGGGTTACAAGAATGTAAAGATGGTTGTAGGTGCAGATAGAGTTGCTGACTTTAAAGAAAGAATGGCACCATATGCAAAGCACTTCAAGTCATTTGAAGTTGTTGCTCCGGGTGCTGAAAGAATGTCAGTAAAGGGAAGAGAAGTAAGTGGCACTGCTGCTAGAAGACATGCTGCTGCTGGTGATTACAAATCATTCAGAGCAATCATGCCAGAGAAAGCACCAGAGGATGCAGTAAAGAAACTATACACCAGACTTCGTACCCCTGCAAAACCACCTGCAAAGAAGACAAAGAAGAAACTAGCAGAAATGTTCTTACGCTATATCTCTGAAGCAAGACCAAGAACTGCTAGAGAGAAAACAAAAGAATATTATGCAAAGGAATATAAGCAACACCAATCATCACCAAAAGCAATCAAAGAGCGTGGTGAAAGATGGACTGCTAGAAGAAGAGCAGCAGTTCGTGCAGCAAAAAGAAAACTTGGTGAAAAAGCACAATCAAAAACAAGAGATCAATTAATTAAAATAGGTCAAGGTCTTTTGAAAGGTAAAGATGTAGATCATAAGAAACCATTATCAAAAGGTGGCTCAAATGGTAATGGTAATGTAAGAGTAGTTTCAACTTCATACAATAGAAGTAGAAACAATAACATTAGAGAAGCAGATGAAGGTGCAAATGATTATCTTGCTCCAAGGTTATTAAAGAAGGATAGATCATCAAGACCAAATCCAGAGCCAATAACAAAGAAAAAATCACTACCAGGCATTCCACCACTACCAAAGGTTTAACCCATGAAGAACTATTTCGATTTCTTAAAAGAGAGCACAAAAGCAACTATTCGTAGACACAGAGCAGGTGTTCTTACTCCTCAGCAAAGAGAAAAGTTCATCAAAAGACAAGAAGGTAAAATTGCCAAGATAGACAAAGAAGGCAGACTCTCTGCTCGTGCTTCTCAAGTAAGAGATACAATCAAGGCAGTAACAGAGGCAGTATCAAAATCAGATATGCCTTGCAACAAACCAAGACCATCTACTTCAGCAGGAAAGAAGATGATGGTAAAAGCATGTGAGGGTGGTCAGGAAAAGATCGTACACTTTGGTGCAAAGGGTTACGGTCACAACTACTCTCCAGCAGCAAGAAAATCATTCAGAGCTCGTCACAAGTGTGGTGAAAAGAAGAGCAAATTAGGTGCTCAATATTGGGCATGTAGAAAATTATGGGCAGGTCCGAAAGGTTCAAAGAAGTCATGCCCTCCTGGGAGAAAGTGTAAGTATTGATGAAGTACAAGGATCTTAAGAGAATTAAGAATACATACCTTAAACCGAAAGAAGATAAGAAAAAAGATACTAAAAAACCTAAAAAGTAGTTTATTATGAAATTTGACACTCTTGATGATGACAATTATATAATGTTTGCAATGAAGATGTATAATAATCCTCAGTGCAAGAACATATCCGAGTTCCACGAGGATATGAATCGTATTAAATATTTAAAACGATTATTTAGAAAATATAAGTCATCTGGGCAACTGAGAGAAAGACTCATTCTCAATCATATTATTATTTTTTACAATGTTTTTGACATAGTTTCCGCTACAAGACTGCTTTTTAGCAGAATAGAGAAGGATTTACACCCTTTTTTGAAAACTTTCATCGTTTTCCTAAATACTTTACCGGAGAGAATACCGGAAGCGGATCTTGTAAATATTCCATTGGACAGAAGAATAATAAATAAATTGAGAGAGATATGAACAGACACGAAATTAAAGAAAGTTTAGCCCGCTGGTTCAAAGAGAAGTGGACAGCACAAGATGGAAGCGAATGTGGCTCCTACAAGGGTCGTGGTCGTGTTAAGTGTCGTCCTGCTCGTAGAGTCTCAAGCAAGACCCCGCAGACATGGGGTGAAATGTCTTCAAAAGAAAAGAAGAAAGCAGTCCGTCTGAAGCAAAAGGCTCACCGTAAGGGTCAACAATTCAGTAGTCACAAGACTGGTAAAACATGGTCTGCTTCAAAGGGTAAGTATGCTCCTGGGAAACAAAAGGGATTGAAAGAATCCTTGGTTGAAAAGTGGACAATGAAATATAAAAAATCAATAAACTGCAACAATCCAAAAGGATTCTCACAAAGAGCACATTGCCAAGGTAGAAAGAAACTAAAAGAAAACTACAATACTGCTCTTTCTACATTTATATTAGAAAAGTGGAATCCAAGAAACAAAGAAGCACATGCTGCTTGTAAGGCAAGTGTTAAGTCTAGATTCAAAGTTTGGCCATCTGCATATGCAAGTGCAGCAGTAGTTAAATGCTATAAGAAGAAAGTTGGAAGTGGAGAATGAAAGTTCCTAAGCAAGTAAAAGCAGATCAAGAAATGATGGATATGGAGCAAAATAAAGGTGCTCTTCTTTTACCACGCAAATTTTATAATCTTCTTCTACTAGCAGGTGAGAACGGTCAAAAAGCACAATACACAATGTTTAATCTCAGATATCCATTTCTGAGAAGTGCAAACTCAAGAATCCGTAGAGAGTTGTTGACACTATTGACAAACTTAATTAATATTTGTACAACCGATGCAATTCTCTATCAAAGACTCAGAGCATTGGCAATGAGTCGTAGTCTAAAAATAGACGAAAGTTATGAATCAAATCTACAAGATAAGGCATTCGCAGTATTAACTGCACTTCTTCAAAGGATTGAGGAAGAAGTCCAAGGTGTAACTGGAACTCAATTGGCTTCGGCTTCCGCTGCTATGGGACCAGGAACAACTACAGGAATTGATGCGTATGTTCCTTTGATGACAAAGAATGTTATTAGAAGGTTTCCAGTTTCCAAAGTAGTTAAACAATTAAGTAAGAGAAGAAAGAAAGGATAAGTCATGATACCTACAGAATTAATTTCGTTAGTGGGTGGTTCAGCAACGGGATTCTTGTTCCGTTATATGGCACAAAAGTCACAAGACCAAAAAGAGTTGTTTCAACAACTCATGGCTGCAAATAAACAAACCACCGAGAATCAAAATCAAGCAGCACAGAGAGTACCGCTAGATGTTGGTCGTGGTGTTCGTCAACTAATAGTTCTATCAGTTCTATTTGCGACATTCCTAGCACCATTCGTCCTACCATTCTTCGGTGTTCCAACATTCGTTGAAGTAGATGCAAAGACTCCAGAAGGATTCTTTGGTTTATTCCCGGAAACTACGAAGAAGTTCTTTGTTGAGGTAAATGGTTACCTATTTACCAGTGAGAACCGTCAAATTCTACTAAGCATCATTGGATTCTACTTCGGATCTGCTGCTGCTTCTAACAAGTCATAAGGAGTAACCAATGAAATACTTAACAGCATTATCATTAGTCCTATTAACAGCGTGCAATACAGCACCATCTATTGTACCAGATACAACATCTGAAAGTGTTATCCTAAAGAAGATAAACCATGAGATCGAAACTGGTGCTCAATTCCAAACAGGTTGGCAATGGATTCTGTGGTATCTACCACTAGTATTCTTAGTAGTAACCTGGGGTTGGAGACAATGGATTCGCAATTGTCAAGAATCAGAAGATAGACTAGAAGAACTAGAAACTGAACTTGAAAAATTAAAGAATCCAAAGACTGAAGAGAATACTCAATTACCTAACGGATAAGTTAGAGTATCATACAACTTCTTACAAATGAAATACGAGTCCACGATGTCTGAAACTGGACTCGTTATTTCTTTTTTGTCTGGTGTAATTGTCATGCGAAGAGGACTACCAGTATCTTGAACAAATGAATCATACATCATTTGTTTATCTGCATTTCCCTTACCAGTTGCATATTTCTTGACTTCTGTTGGTGGCATAATAGTCAGTGGGAGTCCCATTTCATATATCTTATATTTTAATAGTCCAGTATTTTCTGCAATATGAAATACTCTACCACTAGCGGAATATGCATAACCTTCGAGTGCTACATGTGAGCATCCCATGACAATCTCTAATGCCCAATCTGCTATTGTCTTGTATCTTTCTTGTTCAGAGTTCCAATCCATGAATCTCTCACCAAAGATATTACCACCATAAGCATCTGCATATTTCTTAATATCCGTTAGATAGTAGAATGAGCATTTGTTATATGAAAACGAACCATTACCATCAAATACACAGATGGCTGGTCCACAAAGGGAGTAATCTATTCCTGCTATTACCATGTAAGTATTTATCAGAATCCTAACGATCTAGCCAGAAGGATACCAATACAGAAAGAACATGCACAAATTAAAATCTTTTGAAATCTATTCATTGGTGTTCCTCCATAACTTCTTCTATCCATTCTTTATGATAGAATAAAGGAGTAGCAGACATTTCTGTAATTGTTAGATCATAAATTCTGAAAGATGAAATCAGTCCACACAATTTTCCAGAATCTTCAAATACTGCTCCTCCAGAATCACCAAACCAGACATGTGCGTTCTTTGTCGAATTAAATTTAAATTCAAATGGATCTTCTAACACTACACCAAAATAATAAAAGGAGCCAGGATTGCTTTTCTTTTTGGTGCAGTGTGAAAATCCGATTGTTGTTAATTCTTCATATCGTGTTAAATCTTTTTTATTATAAGTGATTTCTGGTAATTCAGTAAGACATGTTGGTTCTTCCAATACTAGAATACCAATGTCATTTACAATATTTTCACCTATTTTAAAAGTTGGATGAAGTATTTGTTCTTTGATTACATAGTCTTGTTCTGCAACTCTGAAATACATCAGGTTGTTTCCGTCTATGCAATGACCTGCAGTGAGTACGATGTTCTTAGCAATCTGAACTGCACTGCCCACCATAACATGATCTTTATCATATACTTGCCCCACGCAGCGATAGGGATCTTGACCCTCTTCTATTACGGTGAACCCTTCAAACTCCTTTGGTTCTTTTGGAGGTGTCAGAATGTCTACTATCGGTGGTGGGGGGGTTTCGGATTTATCGACACCGATATTGTTGCAAGATGAACTTGTCGCAAGGATCAGACTCAAAAATTTGAGTAGTCTGCCTTTCATGACATAATTATTTATGATACTTTCAGATATAAAAATATAAAAAAAATCCAGTCCCGAAGGACTGGATCTTAAGTTTCCCGATTGCACGGGTGTTTAGTTAGTCTTTGGTGTACACTTGCAAGAAGATGCAGGTGCAGACT